CCATGCCAACAACAACGCTCAACCACCTGCGTTCGATGACTTGGTTTTGTTAGCGGCCCTTAATGTCACGGGCGCCAGCGGGAAAGCGAGCGACTATGTTGCCGAACGCCACGCCAACCAACCCTCCACAGAGCAGGCGACGCAACGACCGGCTGCGCGCAGTGCGGGCCAGGGGGTACTACAGGGCCTGCAGAGGCAAAACTCTGCCAGCAGGCATTCCGACACCGATGCCGAAAGTGCTATCCAGTATGCTGTAACTCAAGCTCGGTTGGGGGATAGGTTCCGTCCTGGTCCGCTTCCAGAGCAAAAGGAACTGATTGGTCCCAAGATCGGCCGTTCTGACTGATTCTCTCTCAGGCATCGCTGGTGCGTTACCGGCCAGCGATGCTTGAAGCCTCCAGTTAGTCGTCCAGCATTCCGTCGCGCCGTATGGATCTTAGTTGCTCGAGAGGTCTCGATCGAGGCGCTGTATTGCTTGGTGCCTCACTGGACAGCAAATGATTCAAGGCGCGTGCTCAACCGCAGCTACATCAGCTGCATGATCAACCTGACGACGTTGCCGCCAGACATCCAGGCTGTGATCCTGAACGGGACGTTGCCTGAGGAGGTCGCGTTGTTCGATCTGGCCACAGACGCCCCGTAGTGCTGGGAGGCGCAGCGTCGTCGGATCGACGAGGTGGTGGCGAAGGCGAGTGCCAACAAAACACGTGCGATTGCGTTGACTTGATGGCGTCGCCCAAAAAAATGCGGACGGGCTCATGCCGGCGACAGCAACATAAGTTGCGCTTCGGGAAGCGTTGACGACTTCCGGCTATCGAGCATTTGGTCTGTGCATACTCAAAAGCTTGGAGTGCGTATTTTTCGGATCCAGGGTGATGCTTTCGGATTTCGACGCTGACGCGGGTAGAGTTTTTTTCTAGTCTGACAGGTCGATCTCAGTAACGGAGTTGCACAAATGCCTATCAACCGAGCCGGCTCCTCACGGTCATCTGTCGTGCAGGAATATGCGTCGCTTTCCGACGTAAGAGATGCACGCCTTGATGCCATCGTCGGCACCCCCGTCCCTACACGCCTCGCAGTATCAAAGAAGACATTTGAAGCCATGGGCCTTGCAAGTCGGGTGGTCAAGAAGACGGGCTACGAGACGTTCCCTGATGGTCCAGCCAATCAGGAAGCAGCGATCTGGATGAGTGGTGGGCGCAGCTGGACTCGGATGAAGCTTGCGCGCGACATGGTCGATGGCGGGCATTGCGCTAACGAGGCCGAAGAGATTAAGTCGATCAAAGAGATGGGTGGCGGCAGTTGCGGCGAGCATCGACGCCTATCAGGCGCCGAGCTTCGTCAAATGCATCGCAACATGCCGGTCTTTCAGGTCAGGGAATCTAACGAGGATCACCATTACGCCATTATCGGTGACTGGCGGGACCGGACAGTCGGCAGTCACGCTGTCGTGGTTGATCCTTGGCAAATGGTCAAGAAGGTCTACACGTATGGAGAGCGCCTCAATCCTACCGAGCCAATTCGGCTCTTTGAAACGCCGCCTGGCCCGCCCGAGCCGAACGAAGCGCTCTCCGAGGCACTGTCAGCGACTCCGGCTGACAATTCCCGAATGGATCGCTTCACAAAGATGAGAGTGAAACGTCCCGCGGGTCCTGAAGCTGCGGCGGCTATCATTCAAGGGTTGCGAAACAACGGCAGCGTGTGGGATCAAGCTGCGGGAACTACAAACGTGTACGCGGAATACGTCGATCCAAATGGTCGTGTGTCGGCGTTCAACGATGTGCCGTCTGATTACCTCGACCGCTACCTCGACGCCAAAGAGGAGATGATGTATCACCTGCCGATTCGGGGCTGACCGGATGCGGTCGGCGCGGGCCTGCTGCCCATGCTGGCTCTTCGCTGTCCGGTAACTTGCCAGCGCACCCGGACACTAAGACTGCCTGGATTGGCCGCCGCATTGTCCGCCACGCTTTCTGACTCGTCATGAGGATGGCTTCCTTGTCTGTGCGTTGAGGCAGCGGAAGGTACTGAGCGGTGGTAGCACGTGCCAACAAAACACGTGCGATTGCGCTGACTTGAGTGGGCTCTCTCTTTCTCCGATTTTGATACGCCGACCGATGCTGGAAAAAATTCCAGGGTTGGAGGTGTTGCCTAAGTCACTGATTTTTATGGACTTCGCCTTGCGGACTTGGCGCTGTGCACGTCCGCAACGGGCAGAGAAAGAGAGAGGGAAATGGGGAGAAACCGCCCGAAAACGGCCCCCGAGGGTGGGTGCCAAGTCCGCAAACAGAAATGAAAAACCCCGCCAGGCTTGGGGCCTGGCGGGGTTGATCGGAGTGCAAAGAGCGGCTCTTTGCAACTGTGACTGGTGGTGGACTATGGAATCGAACGCAGAAAGACTCTTCCAAGAGTTGCGGGTTTTTGCGTACCAATGCAGAGACCTGACTGCCTGCGGGTGAGGCGGCGGTGTGCCCGAGTAGCGCTTGTACACCAGTGAGCATCCGGAATGCGCTGGACGATGCTCGAAGTGATGCTGTGGAAATGTCGAGCCCAAGCAGTCCTCTAGAATCTGAATTCTTGATCATGAATGTCAGTTGTAAAGTGTTTTTATTTCTATTTCGCCTTGCTGCGGCACCCCCTGGTGGCTTTTAATGTGCCTCATAGTATGTTCATTCTTGTATGACAAGAGGGCCCCAAGGGGAGGGTGCGATGATTCCAATACTGCCGGACAGCGCTTGGAGGGAGTTCCGCGGCACAGCGGCATCGCCGGGTCAAAATCTGACAATGCATCAGGCGCTCATCGCGGGGCCCGATGGAAGAGAACACAAGTGCTTCGTGAAAGCTGCCCCGCAAGGCAACGCAATGCCCCTCACGGAGGCAATTGGTTGGACTGTCGCGTCTGCCCTGGAAATGCCTCGGCCTAGCTTCGCAGCCGTCATTCTCCTGCCGATTCAGAGACTGCGGCAACACATGAAATTGGACCAACATTGGCTGGGCTACACGCACACCCTCGCTTTCTGTGTGTCGACTGTAGAAGGCAAGCACATCAACACGGGCTGGCGGTGGACAGCCCGGTTGCGCAAGGCCAAGGCGTTCCAGCATCCAGACGTGCCGCGCATCGCTGCTTTTGATGAGTGGGTTGAGAACCGTGATCGCCACACGGGCAACTTCCTGAGGACAAAGGAAGGCAATTATGTGCCCATCGATAATGAATTCATCCTATATTCGCTCGTCTGGGCAGCTAATATCGTCGTCGGTCACCAGAGTTTGCGCAATGAAGCGCGGGCGGTTCTTAGGGCCGCCGGCTATACGAAGTTCGAAGTCTCGATGGTGCTCGCCTCCAAGCTGCATGATGCCGCGCTGAAAAAGGCGTCGCCGGCGCTCCAGCAGTTCATCCAAGCTATGCATGGTGATCCCGTCCAGGGCGTGGCCGCTGCTAGTGATATCCTGCAGTTTTTGGGGCAGCGTGCTCATCCCGACTGGCTTGCCAACGAACTGGGGCGCATCGCATGAATAGCATTCTCTTATCTACGGGCCCCGACCCATATGCGCACCTGCGACAACACACGGCTGTGGTGCCCAAGGCTGCATTCGAAGGCGTCTGGGCCACCATAGAACTTCACCCGGACCCATTTGCGCGTCAACGATACACAGTCGGCATCGCTGTCGCGGGCCACGATGGGGCGTTCAGTTTCCGGCTACTCGATGACTTGGCTAAGTTCGAGTGCCTGTACGGTCGCGGCGACGTTGCGGAGATTCGTTCACTCGTCGATGCTGCGGAACAGGGCCTGCTGCGAGCGCAGAAAAACAATGCTTCACTGAAGGACGTCGCGTTCGACACGAATGCCGTTCTGCTTGGCGATTTGTGGGCAACATCAGGTGCGTCCCTGGACGCGGTACTAAATCGCCTTTACTTCGACGTTATTCCTTTCATTCCTAGGGAAGAACGCAAAACACGGGACTTCGTGACACTTGACAACGCAGCGGTGCGTCGTCTTGTCGGCGATGAGCTCAAGCGTATTGCCGGCTTGGCATTTGAGCAAATAACCGTCGAGCCTCAGCGGGCCATCACAGACAAAACCACGGGAGAGATACATTGGTTGGAGTTTAACCTAGAGCCTCCCGGAAGGGCTGGCAACATCATTTCTGCAGTCTACAAGACGCCGAGTAACATCGAGCTTAACTTCCTAAGGGCGTCCCGTGATTTGTCGACCTACGCGAGATTGAATAAGCTGCCAGACCATCAGCTTGCATTGTTCGTGATGACTCCCACGAAGGACAGCATGTCGTCCACGGAGCTCGACAGGATTGAGAACATCCTTGGTGAGCAGGGCTGGAATCTAGAACAGCAAGGTTTCGTTGTGTCTGCGCACGATTCCGCAGCACCGCTAGCTCGGGATGTTTGGGAGTGGGCAGCTGTACCGGCTTAGCGACTAGTCCGGCGGCCAAATGCGTAGAAATGGCCCTTGCCAATGACATGTGCTCGAACGTTACTCTCAACGGAGAGCGTTTGTGGCACCGTACACAAGGCCTATGAGCGAGGGTAACCCCAGCGAAAGGAAGGGCGGCGCGTCCTTCGCTATTTAGCGAGAGCGCCGGGCCGCCCATCAAGATACTTGTCGAACAAAGTGATCATATCGATCTTGAATGTGCGCCTCTTTAAACGCTCCATTGATTGCCTGTCTGAGAAAAACTTCCAAGTCTTTTTGGGTTATTGGTAATATAAATCCAACTTGATTTTTGTTGGCGACATTTGCTATGTGTTTGATATAGGAGTCTTTTATCTCTGAGCCGCGAAAGGCTATGACGCCGAATTTCCCGAATGTGTTGCTGAAGTAGTGGCTGACCTGATGAAAATCATCCGCGTGCAATTCTTCATAATTTTTGCACTCCCAGACGATCTGAGTGGCTCCGTATTTGGTTCGAATAACCTCCCAGAATCCATTGGCGGCGCGATTTGATGCCACCCAATCCCGTATCGTACTTCCGTCGTGTGTTCGTACCTTTGGTTGGATGTTTGTAAGCGAGCGGAAGAAGCAGAGTTTGATTACCTCGCCGACAAGGTCTTCGAATTTGCCTGCGCCAGAATAGCCTGTGCCTAGTGCTTTGAGAGCGGAAAGTGTTTCATTAAGGGCGTTCTTGTATTGATCAAATTGATAATTTTCCGGGAGGTCTTCCAGCAACCCCTCATTCCGTAGAGTTGTTTCATCATCTAGACGTTGTACGAGGATTGGGCGGATGTTTAGTGCCGGTTGGTAGGTCGGGTGTATTACGAAGTGGACAGTTGCGTCAATGGCTAGCTTCGCGTTGGCATCTTTCCCAGACTCCTTGTACGCGATCTTGGATTTTTTGCTAAGGCCGAGAAATCCTATTCCGTAGAGAAGCTCAACAAATCGGAAGGGAACCGTGTAATCATAGAACCAACTTCCGCAATATTTCCTGATTTTTTCGTTGACTAACAATTTGCCAATGAAATCTTCTATGGCAACAAGAGTGAATTCGGATCCTAAGCCGTAGAAGTGTTCCAAGATAATGCTGATATTGGGGTAGTTCTCCGAGAACTCGTCGCCAAGATCCTTGAGTCTGCTTGTGCTGTACCGCTTGGAGGCATCCTCTAAATCGGCCTGTGAGACCTTCTGGTTTCCGTTTGCAATAGCAGCATCTATCGCGTAGCTTATGAGCATCAGAACATCGCGAGGTCGGTGTTGGCAAAAGTTCATGACTTTGCTAACGCTGCTCTTTCCGTCGATTTCTTCAAAGAAGCAATTCCATGCGTCCCCACCTAGCTTAGGCTTTGAAACAAACGGTCTGACTAGACGTCGCTCAACCAGTTCTTGTAGCTTTCTTTCGCTCCAGTCCAAGAAGATAACCGAGGTTTCCAGGCGGGAAAACTCATTATCCATCGACCGAATTCGATCGTATATATTCTCGCGAATGAAGATGTAAGGGCGAACAGAGGAGGTGGACGCGTTTAAGCGTACTGCGGCGTGCATGAGTGCCATCAGGCAGATCATTGCGGATTCAGAACCATCCCAGGACTCGTCCAGTCGATCAATCAAGATCGTGTATTTGAAGTTCCCATTCTGGTTTATCTGATTTACCTCGGATATCAGTTCTTTGCTTCTGTTTATTTGCCTAAGCCAAAGCTTGTCTTGCTTTTTGCTGTATGCATCGAAAATTTCACCGGTAAGACTTATGACTCGTTGGTCGAAGTCGCAGTCTTCGATCAAATTTCGCTCTTTTCCAATAGTTGTCGGGGCGCCCTTGAAGTCAAATATCCTGTCGCCTATCCAAGTTCGGATAATTTCATCCAGAAGGGCCCGCTCCATCGTGTGCATTAGTGATTTGAACGGGCGCTGCCGCGTGTCACGAAATTCCTCATGATCTAGTGGCAGTTCAAGGAGGTCAAATATCTGGGGAGTGATCGAAATCGTGCGTTTTAGTCGCCGCTGTATCTCGTAAACGATCGCCGTTTTTCCCGCTCCGCGTCGGCCAACAAAAAAGCAACTTTGTCCATCCGAGTTGAGTGCTGCAATAGTGGAAGGCGTCGATACGAACAAATCGGGGTCGTCTCGGATGAGGTCATATTCTGCAAAGGCTTGCCCGATTTTTATTCGTTCAAGTGCATTCTTTGGAAGAGAGATCGACGACACATTGCCCCCTTTTAGGATCTATCACCCGTGCGCTGTTGGCGAAACGTAATCTTGCAGATATTCTCGGGTGCGCTCCGCGTAACAGCCAGCACGAACTTTATCCATTATGGGCGGCGATCGAGGTCTTGCCAGGCTATTCAGTGCGTGGTGCCGTCCGTGCTTGAGGAGGCTCTCAGGAGGCTGACAGCCTGGCAAGCGTCGAAAGCCGAACATGTAGCCGCCTGGAGATCTGGCAGTACCGGTCCTTGATGCCCCAAAAAAACGCCCACGGCGGGCGTGGGCGGGGAAGCTCGCTCGGGGGAGCGAGGAGGTTGGGCGCGCAGGTTCTCACAGGATCCCTCGCTTTCGCTACGCAAGTTGAAGAAAATTGAGGCTCATGAAGCACATTCTGCGCCCGTGACAGTCCGGTCCTTCTGCTAAAAATATTTCTGACATCTGACTTTCATTCCTTGCAGTCTGCTTTTTCTCTGGTCTGCTGTGAACATCTGGTGAGGATTCGTTGCGGGTCGCAGTCCTAGAATGTTCTGCTGTACTGGAGCAAGCGGGTGTATCAGTAGCGCCGCCCGCTCGCCGAAAGGCGCGTAAAACAGCTAAAGCAGGTGGAGTTGTTGCAGTGAAGGTTTTCAATGCCCGGCATTTTTTGAGGAATGTGGCGGCGCGCACGCTGCACGAGTTCGTGCAGGGGCATGTGCTGGCGCCGCGTTTGGTGGTGGACTGGTCCGGGCCGGACGACACCTTGTCGGGGGTACTCTGTGACGCGGTCGAAGCGTTGGAGCACGAGGTCGCCACCACCGATCTCTCCCCACGCGACCGCGAAGCACTTGGGCACGATCTGTTGCTCTGGTCCGATGACCTGCGGCGGGCCCACCTGATGGCCAACGGGCTCGCGGGGGTCGAGTTCCGGCGCGCATGCCAGGACGATCCCGATGCGCTGGAGGCATTCGCCTCCCGTGACGAACGAGAGATCGCGCTGTGGATGCTGGCATTCCGCGACAAGATTTTCCGCGACGTTGAACTGCACCTGGCCTTCCGGGCCAAGACCAACGGCAAGTTCTGGAAGAAACACCGCATCCAGCGCGGCCTCGAGCTGACGCACGAACGCACGCGGCTTGAACAGTTCTGCCACGCCGTGGCGCAGCTGTACAAGAAGTCCGGCGGCGGCGACGGCGTGCATATCGAGCTCTCCGAACGGCGATGCACTTCAGGTGTGTCGAATGCCATGTCCAGTTTCCAGCTGACCCTCTATGTCGAGGGGCCGGTGACCGCGCTGACACACTTTTCGCAGAGCCATTTCACCCGCGTCACCACACGCGTCGCGCTGGAGTCGGCGCTGGTCTACCATCCGGCGACCGGCGAAGTGGAAACCGTCGTCAAGGGCGGTGCCAAGAACCACACCGTGATGCTGGAACTGTTTGGCAAGCATGTCGTCCAGCAGGATCTTGCCCTCGAGCGGATCGAGCCGCAGCGCTACCACCTCAACGCTTTGCGTGACGGCCTGCAGCCCTACGAGGACTGGTCGGCCTACGGCGTGGAAATGGTCCGTCTGCGCCGCGCACGCCTGACGCCAGTGGGCATCGCGGGCGTCAGCTTCACCGTCGAGGCTTCTCCCGACAAGGCCCAGGGTGATGCAATCCGCATCGCCCGCGCGGCGCTCAAAGTCGAGCATATGTTCGAGGCTGAATATCACCTCGACGCTGCGACCGTCATCGTCTACACGCAGGTGGCCGACGGCGGCCGCGCCGGCCACTTCAGCTTCAACATCCGTGCTTCGGGAGTGTCTACTATCAAAAACCTGTCGCTGAGGAACCAAGTGCTGGCCCGCAAGGTTCTGCAGGCGCTGATGGTGATCGATGCCGAGGACGATGCCGCCACGGCCTCGCCGGTGCCCCGAGAGGCCATAATCGTATGAGTCAGGCTCAGGTTGATGCCACGGTGTTGCTATGCCGGCTGCTGGAGCGCGATAAGCCCGAATACAACGGCCAGGCCCTGTTCGACGCGGGGGCGGAGGCTGCGACGCATCTGCTGCGCGAGCGGCTGCTGGTGGTAGGCCACCCGCTGGACTGGGTCAACTGTCCGGAGTGCTGCTCGGAAATCGCACGGGTCGTGCGCGATGTGTCGGCCGACCGGATCGTACTGCTTTGCCCGGAATGCGAGGATGTTGACGCGTCGCGTCGTCTGCGGGAAACGTACAAAGCGGTGCCGGCGCGGGCCGTCGCAGCCGTGTTGAGCGGGCTTGGGATGAACGCCGGCGGCATGAAAGTCATCGAGCCCGATCGGGTATGGCGGTTGGGCACGACGGAGCCGACGCGAGGTAAGCCGCTGACGTGGTATTTCGCGCGACAGCTTGGGCGCCCGGAGGTTGGCGCGCGGCTGCGCGAGCAGATCCAGCTCGAGCGCACCGCCAGTTCCTGCGTGATATTGACCAGCAGTGATGTGCCATTGCCAATCGGATCACCGTTGGCGGGCTTCAACGTCCGCACGCTCCGTAGCGTGGCGCGGATTGGCCAGAGCCGGTTCGAGTTCTTTGCGGACAGGCAGGCCGAGTCGGGGGCGCAGCAGGTTGAAGAGGCTCGACCGCAGGCGAGGGGGCAGACCACTCTGCGCTACGTGCGCACGCTGGGCAAAGCCTTCATCGAAGGAGCGGAATACCCCCTGGAGCCGCGCCAGCAGGCCATGCTGCTTGCCCTGATCAGCGATCTGGATCACGAGATGGGCAAGGACGCGCTCAAGGCCGCCTGCGGCTCGCAGGCGCAACGGTTCTCCCCGAGCAAAGAGTTCGATCGCAACCTGGTCGTCTACAAGACCTTCATCAGATACCTGCGTGACGACGAGCGCTATGCGCTCATCATTCCCGATGCGGATCGGGAATGGCTTGGGTAATCGCAGAGGTGCACTACCGGCTTTGCAAGGTATACGATGATCTGGGCGTCATGGCGTCGCGTCTAGTCATTCTGGCAACCTATCAAGTGCGGAGGACGTATGGCAGTGAACGTGAAGATGGAAGTTTCCGTCAAGGATGTCGTCATCAACGCCGACGGTACTGTAACGATCAGCTCGCCTGAGTTGGCGGCGGCACTCACGGAGGCGAAGGGCGTTAAGGATCCGAACGTCAACGATGGCCCGCCGCTTGGTCCTGGAACACCAGGCAATCCTATTCCCGCGCCTCAGCCGATCAAGCCAATCGTAGTCATCACCTTCTAACCTTTTCGTCCTGGCCGGAAACAGACCACCACCACCGGTCGCTATCGACCCAAGGCGGCCTGTCGGATTGCTCGAAAGTGGACGCTCACGCCGAGTCCTGGGTCTGCCCCTTGGCAATCAGCATTGGCTGCAGGACGGGATGAGGTGACGGGGCACCGGACGAGAGGGGTAATTGCGACGGAGGAGGCGGTCCATATACTCTGGTGCATCCCGGTTACCGTGACACGTCCAATGGCGCAGCGATTCGAAGGCTCCCTTCCGGAGCGGTTTCATCTCTCTGGCAGTATTGGCCGCAATGTGATCCAGCAACTGCAGGTCGGGGCAATACGCGGTGGCCTGGAGGTTGAAGCAGAGACCGACGCACGAGGGCGGGTGGTGGCATTCGACGTCGTAGTGCCTAGTGGCGAGCGCATCCGTGTGCTGCCCAACGGTGCGAACGCGGAAGAGGCCAATACGCCCGTACTGGTGACCCCGAAATCGGGGTTTCCCCATGATGAGGCGGGATGGGATCTGGCGTCGCGGCGCGGCGTGCGATGGCTGTCGCCGCTGCCACAGGCGGCCGACCTCGTGGACGCTGAAGCCGCACGACAGCGTCGCGACGCCGCGGTGCTGAGTTGGCGGGACCAGTTTGCGTTCCGCGAGGAGGAGGCGCAGGCGGATGGCGTCATGTCGCCAGGCTTACGCGGGCCACAGATTGGCGCGCTGCACGCAGTGCTCGCGCACTGGAAGGTGTCTGAGGACCCGGCCACCGTGGTTATGCCAACGGGAACCGGTAAGACGGAAACGATGCTAGCGCTACTCGTCGCCCAGCGAATTCCGCGCTTGCTCGTCGTGGTGCCCTCAGATGCGCTCCGCGGGCAAATCGGGCGCAAGTTTCTGACACTCGGTTGGTTGAAGGAGTTTCGTATCGTTGGCGAGGCTGCCCATCTGCCCGTCGTCGGCATGCTCACGGAGACGCCCCGCTCTCGGGAAGAGGCCGATCGCATCCTAATGCAATGCAACGTTGTGGTTACGACGATGGCGATCGCGAACGGCATGAGCCTGCGCGGCGATGCGCTAACGAGTTGGGCGTCGCACGTATTCATTGACGAGGCTCATCACGTTGCGGCGCGCACTTGGGATGCCTTCAAGGCCCGCATGGCGACCGCTCGCATCCTGCAGTTCACTGCGACACCCTTCCGTCAAGACGGTAAGCTAGTGGACGGAAAGATCATTTTTAACTACCCACTGCGCCGGGCGCAGGCGGAGGGCTATTTTCGTGCTGTGACCTTTCGGGCGGTGAAGGAATTCGATCCGCGACGCGCCGACGCCGCAATCTGCGCAGCGGCCATTGAGGTGCTCGATCGGGACCGCTCCGCCGGTCATGACCATCTGGTGATGGCACGTACCGATTCTGTTCCGGCGGCGGAACGGCTGCACGCAATCTACCAGCAGATGGCACCCGAGCACCGCCCTGTGCTGATGCACAGTCGTCAGGGCGCCGGCGCCCGACAGGCGGGTCTAGCCGCCTTGCACTCCCGTGCATCGAGGATTGTCATCTGCGTCGACATGCTCGGTGAAGGCTTCGACCTGCCTGCGCTCAAGATTGCGGCGTTGCACGACATGCACAAGAGCCTGGCTATCACTCTGCAGTTTACAGGTCGCTTCACGCGCTCGGCGCATGGCATCGGAGATGCCACCGTGATTGCTAATGTTGCCGACGCTAACGTGGAGCAGAAGCTGCAGGACCTTTACGCCGAGGATGCAGATTGGAACGAGCTGCTGCGCAAGCTTAGCGAAGGAGCGACCCGACGCGAAGTGCGCCGTTCGGATTTCGTCGACGGGTTCCGAGAAGCTAATCCGGTCATCTCGCTGCAGAACATCTTCCCCAAGATGAGTGCTGTGGTCTTCAAGACCGAATGTGTGGCATGGCAGCCTGACGCCATCGTAGAAAAGTTTCCCGCTGGCCGGCTGTATGCCGGTCCGTACATTAATCGTGAGGCCCGCACCCTAATCGTCGTCGCACGGGACCAGCTCCCGGTGCCTTGGGGCGACATTCGCGATCTTAAGGAAACGTTCTGGCATTTGTACCTGCTGCACTGGGATGCAGATAGCGGCCTATTGTTCATCAACAGTTCAGACAATAGTTCCGTGCACGAGGACCTGGCAATGGTGGTGGCCGGTGATACGGCTCGCCTGATCCGAGGCGAGATCATTTTTCGGTCGATGCACGGTCTGAACCGCTTCGTGATCATGAGTTTGGGCTTGCGTCATCTGCTGAACCGTAACATCCAATTTTCAATGCACAACGGTGCTGACGTAGGGCAGGCCCTTGCCACTGCCATGCGGGAGAACAAGGCCAAATCGAATCTGTTTGGCAAGGGGTTCGAGCACGGTGAGCCTGTCACGTTCGGGTGTTCTCAGAAGGGCAGAGTGTGGTCGCACCGAATAGCCTACGACCTATCTGATTGGGTCGACTGGTGCCATGGCGTCGGCGCCAAACTCAATGATGCGACCATTGCGACTGAGGACGTTTTCCGCAACGTTGTAATCCCGCGGGAGGTCGCCGCGCGTCCGGAATCAGTCGCTATCGCGGTGGAATGGCATCCGGAACTGCTCGCACGACAGCACGAACGCGTATTGCTCCAAGTGGGGCAGCATGAGGTGTCCCTCTACGACGTCAGTCTAATGATCTCTTCCCACGAATTGGCCGGCCCAGTGCGGTTTTCTGTGGTGGTCGATGAGATCAACGCGGTGGTTGAATATGAAATCCGGATCGCCGATGGGCGCGCGGCATTTGTCCGCGTATCGAGCACAGAGGTGAGCATTTCGACGCGACGCGGCGTATACCGCTCCTTGGTTGAGTGGTTTGCCGAAAATCCCCCGACGGTCTATTTTGCCGATGGTGCGCTGATGGTAGGCAACGAGCTATTCCCGCTGCCAGATGCACACCGGCGCGTACCATTCCCGTTGGAGCGCATCCTCGCATGGGACTGGGCAGGAACCAACATCCGCATGGAGTCGCAACGCGATGAACGTCGCCCCGCATCGATTCAACGCAAGGTGATCCTGGCTCTCCTCGCAGAGCCTGCCGCAACACGATTCGACGTGGTATTCGACGATGACGGATCGGGCGAGATCGCGGATGTGGTCGCGCTTCGTGTCACTGGGCACACTCTGCTCGTGCGCCTCTATCACTGCAAGTTCTCGAGCGAAGACGCGGCAGGGGCGCGCGTCAAAGATCTGTACGAGGTGTGCGGGCAGGCGCAGCGCAGCGTGAGCTGGAAGGGCATGGCAGCAAGAATGTTGGACCGGATGCGCAGGCGCGAGGTCGAACGCAACCAGCAAGGCAGTACCCGCCTAGATTGGGGCGAGCTGGCGACGCTGCACGACATCGCGCGTCGGCTCAATACGCTATCGGTCGATCTGGAAGTCTTTGCCGTCCAGCCCGGCGTGTCCAAGCAGGCGGTGAGCCAATCACAATTGGCGCTACTGGGCGTAACGGAGAACTACTTGCGGGAAACCTATGACGCGCCATTCTGGCTCATCGCCCATCCGTGATGGCGTGACGACCATGGAGGTGTGACGTTTCCCGGGGCCCGTCGACATGCGCCACCTGATGCGGTGGCCATCGTAGCCTGAGGAATCGTGTGCAATTTAGATGAGCACGTCGAGTGGCCGTTCCTGGCCGAACTCGGCCTCCCCTTCCTGCCGGACCGTCAGGGAACCCTACCGCCATCGCTGCTATCGGGACGGTGCTGCAATAGCTAGAAGCGGGAAGAAGGAGCGCAAACCTTCCAGTTCACCATCCCAGTCACCTCAGCAACCCGGTACTGATCGCAATCAGACCGGGTTTTTTTCATCTGGACCGCACAGATTCGATTTGAGGAACGAGTTTGAGGAATCTGAGGAACGGTCTGAGGAATCCCGTTCGAGACGATACGGACATCGGTTGCAGCGCTGGCGCAAGCCTCCGCAGCCGGTGTGTATCCACCCTTGAACGAAAGATTCCATGTCCCGTGAACAGACCCTCGACGCCTCTGGGCGTCCCCATCTGACCCAGCGAGACCTCGCCCTCCGCTGGGGCAAGGCCGAAGCCACCATCGCTCGCTATCGCTCGGACGGTGTCGGCCCGCGATTCCTCAAGATCGGCGGTGCCGTGCTGTACCGCCAGGAAGACGTCGAGCGCTTCGAGCTCGAGAACCTCTTCGCCAGCTCGAGCAGCCGTTCCGAGGCAACCGAGTGCGACACCGCTACCAGCCAACATGCCGCAGCCCAGTACCTGCAAGGAGCCGCAGAATGAACCTCGTCGCACTCCAACACGCCATGCACCTTCCCCCGGCGCACTACGCCGAGGCACCGCTGGACACCTACCGCCAGTTCATCGCCCAAGTTGAGCAGCTGCACGCGTTCACCAAGGAGGTGCGCGCATTCGCCGATCAGATCAATGAACTGCGCTATGCCGACCTGGCTCGCCAAGCCATTCTGGCAACCGGCCGCGACCACGGCACGGTCCGCATCGACGACCACGGCCAGACCGTGAAGTGCGAATTGGTGAACAACGTGGTTTGGGACCAGGTCAAGCTGAGGCAACTGGCGTGCAATATCGCCGCCTCGGGCGACATCCCCGAGCAGTACATGACCATCACCTACAAGGTGTCGGAGAACAAGTACAAGAACTGGTCCGACGTCTTCCGTAAGCAATTCGAGGCGGCTCGTACCGTGCGCCCCGGCAAGTCCACCTTCACGCTGGAGCAGCCGCAAGTCGTGCTCGCCGGCCAGGAGGCATGGCAATGACGCTGCCCATCATCAGCGCAGAGCAGCGTCTGGCCGAGCCCCGCTGCGCCAAGATCGTCCTCGTCGGCATTCCCGGCGCGGGCAAGACCAGCCAGCTCAAGACCCTGCCCGAGGACAGCACGCTGTTTGTCGATCTGGAGGCGGGTGACCTGGCGGTGCTGGACTGGTACGGCGACACGCTGCGCCCGCGGTCTTGGCCCGAGTTCCGCGACCTGGTCGTGTTCCTGGCCGGCCCCAATCCAGCGGCCAGCCCCGACCAGCCGTACTCGCAGGCGCATTTCGATGCGGTGTGCAAGCGCTATGGCGATCCGGCGCAACTGCGGAAGTACAGCACGTACTTCGTGGACTCGATCACCGTGCTGTCCCGGCTGTGCCTGGCCTGGGCCAAGACGCAACCGCAGGCGTTCTCCGAGCGCACCGGCAAGCCGGACACGCGGGGCGCCTATGGCCTGCTCGGTACCGAGATGATCGCGGCACTGACGCACCTGCAGCACGTGCGCGACAAGCACGTCGTGTTCGTGGCGATTCTGGAAGAGAAGGTCGACGAGTTCAACCGACGGTTTTTCGCGATCCAGCTCGAGGGCAGCAAGACCGCGCTGGAGTTGCCCGGTGTCATCGATGAGGTGATCACGCTGGCGTTGCTGCGCCCCGACGCACCGGCGGAAGGGGAGGCGGCCGCCGTGCCCGCAGAGCCGTTCCGCGCGTTCGTCACCCACACCGACAACGCCTGGGGCTACCCGGCCAAGGACCGCTCCGGCCGGCTGGATGCCCTGGAGGAGCCGCACCTGGGCAAGTTGATCGCCAAGACCGCGGCGCCGCGCAAGCCTGTGCCGCTGGCAGGCGCCACGACCCAACCGAACTTTTCCTGATACCAGAGAGCTTTGATCATGACGTTTTGGAACGATTTCAACGACGCCGGCCGGCAGGTTGGTTTTGACCTGATCCCCAAGGGCACGCTGCTCAAGATCCGCATGACGATTCGTCAGGGCGGCTTCGATGATCCGTCGCGCGGCTGGACCGGCGGCTGGGCCACCGAATCCGAGCACACCGGCAGTGTGTATCTCGCCGCCGAATTCGTGGTCCTCGAAGGGCCGTACGCCAAGCGCAAGCTGTGGTCGATGATCGGTCTGCATTCGCCCAAGGGGGACGAGTGGGCCAACATGGGGCGTGCGTTTGTGCGCGCAGCGCTGAACTCCGCGCGTGGCGTGCACCCGGACGACAGCACCGAGTCGGCCCAGCTCTCCCGACGCATCCGCGATTTCGGTGAGCTTCACGGCATGGAATTCATCGGCCGTGTCGACATCGAGCTCGACAGCCGGGGCGACGCCCGCAACGTGATCCGGCAGGCGGTGGAGCCGAACCACAAAGACTATGTGGCGCTCATGGCCGGCAACACGCCGCCGGCGAACGCCGCCAATGCCGGTGTCGGCCGCGCACACGCGCCTGCCGCGTCGGCACCGGCACGTGCCGCCCAACCCCGGCCGGCGGCCGGTTTCACGCGCCCGGCGTGGGCGCAGTGAGGAGGGACCGTGCAATGCTGGGTTTGTCGCCAACAAGCACGTGGCTACCGGCACTCGGATCTGCGCTTCCGCGTGGGCGATCCGCGTCGCCATCCGCCCGACTGGGCCTTCTGCTCGCGCCGCTGCCAGGATGCCTTCCACGCCATGTACGGGGCTTGGCGCGAGACCGAGCCGCCGTTGTCCGAATCACTCACAAGGGAGGCGCATATGCCTGAGACCACTGCGCAGCAGCGTGCTGCGATGCGCCGATGCCTGCGACCGTTCGGGCAGGTGGCCGGCGAGATCGGCTTCGACAAGCCGCTGGCCCACTACACCGAAGAGGAAGCCCTGCGGGTGATCGAGGCCATCGTGTTCGCGTACACGGAGGCAATGGCGCTCGACGCGCCCCGTGCCCAGGCCACCTCGGTGGGGCAGAAGCGTTCCGTAGGACTGTCGGCGGATGCGTTCGCCGACTTGGAAGATGACATTCCGTGGTAACCGAGATGCTGGATTTCAATCACCGTCCCAAAACCCGCAGCACCATCGATCCGCGCCGCACCAAGCGGGCCGAGAGGCCGCGCCCGCTGGTGACCATGCGCGCGGTCGAAAAGCTGCTGCTGCGACACGTCCATGCGCCAACCACTGGGCTCATGCCCGAGCAACGCCTGATCGTGGCGGTGCTCTGTCAGGCCATCGCCGACGCTCGATATGGGGAGAGCCAGTCCGTGCAGGACGACGCAGAGCGCTTCCTGCGAAGCAATGATCTCGCACAGGTGGCCGGACTGATCGATCTCACCTCCGCGTTCGTTCGCGAGGTGGCGGTCAAGACCGGCTATCTCTTGGAGGCCCCTGACGAACTGGAAGAACGGAGCGCCGATGCTCGACTTCAATGACAGCCCGCCGCAGGGCCGGGAGGTCGCACGCCCTGTATCCGCGGAGGCGGAGCGGGACCGCATCCGGGGCTTGCTGCTCGACCGGCTGGACTCGGTGCTGGCCATCCTGTTTCCAGCCGGCAAGAAGCGGCGGAACAAGTTCGTGATCGGCGACATCCAGGGCAATCCGGGCGACAGCCTGGAAATCGTGCTCGACGGCGAGAAGGCCGGCCTGTGGACGGATCGCGCCACGGGTGATGGCGGGGACGTGTTCGCAGTGATCGCGGGCACCCTGGGTGTCGACGTGCACGCGGAATTCCCGAAGGTGCTGGCGCGCGCTGCCGACCTGCTCGGTCTCGTCAGCACGCAGCCGGTGCGGCGCAAGCGGAAGGAGCCGCCAACGGACGACCTCGGTCCGGAGACGGCCAAGTGGGACTACCTGGACGCAGCCGGCAGGCTGATCGGGGTGGTGTACCGCTACGACCCGCCCGGCCGAGGCAAGGAATTCCGGCCGTGGGACGCCAAGCGCCGCAAGATGACGCCGCCCGAGCCGCGCCCGCTGTACAACCAGCCGGGCCTGGCGACCGCCACGCAGGTCGTACTGGTCGAGGGCGAGAAATGCGCCCAGGCCCTGATTGACGCCGGCATCGTTGCCACTACGGCGATGCACGGGGCGAACGCGCCGGTTGAGAAAACCGACTGGTCGCCTCTGGCCGGCAAGGCCGTGCTGATCTGGCCTGACCGCGACAAGCCGGGCTGGGAGTACGCAGCCAACGCGGCTCAGGCCATCCTGTCGGCGGGCGCGAAGACCTGCCACATCCTGTACCCGCCCGAGGAAGCGGGCGACGGATGGGATGCGGCGGACGCCGTGGCGGAAGGCTTCGACATCGCCGCCTTCATCGCCCATGGTCCGCGCCTGCAGATGCACGATGTCGCCTGCGATCCGGAGCCGGTCATCGGCAGCGACGAGTCGGTGTGGGGTACCGAAGACGCGCTGGCACTGGCCTTCACCCGGCGCTACCACCGCGATTGGCGCTACGTCGCCGCGTGGGGCCGCTGGCTGGTGTGGGACGGCCACCGTTGGCGCACCGAGGACACGCTGGCGGCCACGGACCTGATTCGCAACGTCTGCCGCAACGCTGCCGTCAACGCCGACAACCCGAAGCTCGCTGCCAAACTGGCGACATCCGGCACGGTCGGCGGCGTGGAACGGCTGGCGCGTGCGGATCGCCGGCACGCGGCCACCACCGGCGAGTGGGACGCAGACCCGTGGCTGCTCAACACGCCCGGCGGCGTGGTTGATCTCAAGACCGGCAGGCAACGTCCGCACGACCGGGCTGACCGGATGACCAAGATCACCACGGCGACGCCTGGGGGCGATTGCCCGACCTGGTGGCAGTTCCTCGCCGAAGTCACGGGGGGCGACGCCGAGCTGCAGGCCTACCTGCAACGGATGGCAGGCTACGCGCTGACCGGGTCAACGCAGGAGCATGCGCTGTTCTTCCTGTACGGCACGGGCGCGAACGGCAAGTCGGTGTTCGTCAACACGCTGGCCACGATCCTGGGCGACTACGCGGTCAACGCGGCGATGGACACGTTCATGGAAACGCGCGCCGACCGGCATCCGACCGACATGGCGGGCCTGCGAGGCGCGCGCTTCGTGGCGGCCATCGAGACCGAGCAGGGACGGCGCTGGGCGGAATCCAAGGTCAAGAACCTCACCGGTGGCGACAAGATCTCCGCGCGCTTCATGCGTCAGGACTTCTTCGAGTTCTTCCCGCAGTTCAAGCTGTTCGTCGCGGGCAACCACAAACCGGCCATCCGCAACATCGACGAGGCAATGAAGCGGCGCTTGCACTTGATTCCGTTCACGGTGACCGTGCCGCCTGAGCGGCGTGACAAGAACTTGCAGCAGAAGCTGCTGGCAGAACGCGACGGCATCCTGGCGTGGGCTGTTCAGGGCTGTCTCGACTGGCAGCGGCTGGGCCGGCTCGATCCGCCGCAACAGGTGCTGGACGCGACGGAGGAGTATTTCGAGGCAGAGGACGCCCTGGGTCGCTGGCTGGACGAACGCTGTGTGCGCGAGGCCAACGCCAAGTCGCTGACCGCCGAGTTGTTCAACGACTGGAAGCAGTGGGCCGAAGCCGCTGGCGAGTTCACGGGATCGCAAAAGCGGTTTGCCGATTTGCTGCTCACCCGTGGCGTCGAGAAATGGCGCAACACGGCCGGTCTGCGCGGCTTCCGTGGCATTGGCCTCAAACACCCGGCCACGCCCGCCTACACCCCATACGCGGACAACTGACCACCACGTCGACACATCCGACCGACGGATCGGACGGACTACGTCGTAACTCCTACGCGTGCGCGTACGCGCACACACCTCATGGGGAGTTTCGATGTACCGCGTCAGATCCGTCGGTCCGCACGAATCAAGGACTTCAACAACCATGACAACGACCATTCTCGCCCTGGGCCCGGGCACCAAATCCGGCCGGGCATTGCGATCTCTGGACGACCGAGACACGGGAGGTGGGACATGAAGATCCCTACACCGGCCTATCGTTCCGCACTGGCCCGCACGCAACCTGAGGTCACGGATCTCGAAGCGTTCAAGCGGCAAGGTTGGCGGGACCAGCGCATCCTCGTGGTGAACGAGACCGACGAGCGCCTGGACTTCATCGAACGCGAATTCATCCGCCGCATCGGTGAGCGACTGTACGGAGGAGGCCAGCGCCATGACAGGTAGATCGGGAGCGTGGACACCCGATTCGGTGGCCGCGCGTTTCGAGGAGGCAGCGCGTACCGGGCGCACGCTGCCACCCGTCCGCGTGCAGGGCTACTTCCGTGTCTGGCCACACATCGTGCGCGAGCAATGGGAACGCCTGGCAGCGGACGACCAGCCGCGTCACTACTATCCGCCCAGTCCCGCGGCCATCGATCGGATGCTGGAGACGATGCGGTGGGTACAGTGGCTGGAGGTGGACCACCGACATCTTGTCTGGATGCGAGCGCAAGGCGACGAATGGCGGTACATCGCCAAGCGCTATGCGTGCTGTGTCAAGACGGCGCAACGGCGCTGGCAACGTGCGATGCAGACGGTGGTCGACCGGCTCAACGGAGGAGCCCACGTGGACCGTGAGTGAAATTGAGCAATATCGGCAACGCCTGCGGAGAATTGCTGGCCAGTGCTATCGATTGACAAGCCAACGCAAAAAGGGGGGTGTCGCATTTCCCCCGAAAAGCGGTACATTTACGCCTATCGTGACGACATAAGCGCCGGGGCCGCGAGGCCCCCCAGGGGGCGAAGGGGTCCTTCCTTCCTAAAGCGCAATACGGGAGGGACCAGCGCAACACCTGTTTAGCGACAGGGTGCGAACCTAGGTTCGCATGGTTCGCGGTTCGCGTGTGCCACGAATGCATCCAGTGGCGTGATTGTTGGTGGGTGCAATGCTGTATCAGAGATGAGGGTCGGCCCCTCGGAGGCGGTGTCCAGACGCAGCCTCCAAACCACCTTGAGTTGCTGCCGTTAAGAGCGGCGGTGATGAGCGTCAAGGAAAAGGCGGTAGTGCGAACCGATGGGTGCAAACTCGCTGAGGTTCGCACTGCAAACCGTCAGGTACGTGTGATCAGAAGATGAACGCAAGTGAACTGCCGTTGAAGTGTCGAAAGCGTTTAGGCGATGTCAAAAGCGCGGTATGCGAACTACGCGCGACAAGTCCAGCGGGAGTCTGGCGACTGGTTGGGCGGCATCCGGCATGTAGGCAGCATGATCATCACACAGGCTCTGGTGCGGAACGTGGGAACCTGTCGTCCCGATGCCAAGGGAGCGGCGCGGAGCAGAGGCACTGCGAGCGCCTGAGTACCGATGCGGGGCACAGGGGCAGATGGCCCCGTAGTAGTGACGAAGCGCCTGTAATGGGCGTGGAGCGAAGGGGGCCAGTTGTTGGGGCTGATTTGCTGATCAACCGAGCGATCGGGATGAGTCCATGAATCAGCCAAAGCCGTTTGCGGTTTCCAAACGTGCTGTTTGGGAAGCGTACAAGAAGGTCAAAGCCAATCGCGGTGCGGCAGGCGTCGATGGTCAATCGATCGAGGAGTTTGAACAGGATCTCTCGGGAAACCTGTACAAGCTCTGGAACCGGCTGGCTTCGGGCAGCTACATGCCGCCTGCGGTACGGCGCGTCGAGATACCAAAAGCCACAGGAGGAACGCGACCGTTGGGTATTCCGACGGTGGCCGACCGAATTGGGCAGATGGTGGTAAAGGACGCGCTGGAGCCGATCCTGGAGCCATGCTTTCATCACGACTCTTATGGATACCGGCCGAACAAATCCGCGCACGACGCCCTGGCGGTGGCCCGGCAGCGATGCTGGCGCGCCGCCTGGGTGCTGGACGTAGACATCAAGGGGTTCTTCGACAATATCGATCATGCCCTTCTGATGAAAGCGGTGCGCAAGCACATCGATTGCAGATGGATCACGCTTTACATCGAGCGGTGGCTGACTGCGCCGGTGCAATTGCCGGATGGAACGTCGCAAGCACGGAACAAGGGAACGCCGCAGGGTGGAGTTATCAGCCCGTTGTTGGCCAACCTGTTCCTGCACTATGTGTTCGACATGTGGATGGTGCGAAATTTTCCCGCCAACGGTTTCGAACGGTACGCCGATGATGTGGTGATCCACAGCACGAGCTTAAAGCAAGTGACCATGCTGCGCGCGCAGCTCACGGAACGCTTGGCGGACTGCAAATTGGAGATGAGTCCAGGCAAGACGAAGATCGTCTACTGCAAGGACAAGCGGCGGAAAGGAGGTTACCCGGAAATCAGCTTTGATTTTCTTGGGTATACATTCGGGCCGCGCAAGTCCAGAGCCAAGGATGGTTCAATCAGCCTAAACTTTCTGCCCGCCATTAGCGGCAAAGCAGCCAAGGCAATCCGTCAGACCGTGCGGGACTGGAGTCTGCACCGACGCACACCGATATCCCTTGAGGAAATCGCGCGTCGAATCAATCCGGTCGTACGCGGTTGGGTGGATTACTATGGTCGCTTCTATCGTAAGCGCTCAATAAAAGCCGCCCTACCCAGCTAGCCGGAGAGTCGTCATGGTTG